CTACTTAAAGATGCTGTTAAACCTAACCTAGTGCAGACCTTAGAGGGTACTCCTGCACTAGTACATGGTGGCCCGTTCGCTAACATAGCACACGGCTGTAACAGTGTTATTGCTACTAAGCTGGCTATGAAGTTAGCAGACTATGTAGTAACTGAAGCAGGCTTTGGTGCTGACTTGGGTGCCGAGAAGTTTATTAATATTAAGTGTCGTAAAAGCGGTCTTAAACCTGACGTAGTGGTGCTTGTAGCTACTGTAAGAGCAATTAAACATCAAGGTAACTACGATAACCTAGACCGGCATATTGCTAACATTAAGACGCATTATAACTTGCCTTGTGTGGTTGCAGTTAATCGTTTTAAAGATGATAAAGACAGTGACGTTAACGATTTAATAGATCATGTTAACGAAACGTTCGACATTGAAGCAGTAGAGTGTACACATTTTGCCGAGGGCGGTGTTGGTGCAGAAGAACTAGCACACGAAGTTGTCATGGCCATGGATCGAAGTGATAAGACAATGGAATTAACCTATCGAGATGACGATACGATATTGTCTAAGATAAACAAAATAGCCACACGTATCTATGGCGCAAGTGGTGTTGCGATGGATGCTAAAGTAACAGCACGATTAAACGAACTACAAGAAGACTACGGCAATTATCCAATTTGTATTGCTAAGACACAGAGTAGTTTCAGTGATGATCCTACAAATAAAACGGCCGCAACCCAACGTCATACGTTAACGGTACGTGAGTTAAGATTGTGTACAGGTGCAGAGTTTATTGTAGCAGTCTGCGGCAACATTATGACCATGCCAGGATTACCTGCACAACCAAATGCTGAGAAGATTGATATCGATCGACAAGGCAACATTACTGGATTAGATTAGTTTTACGTTACACCGCACAGTCATGCTCCTGGTGTAACGTCCTCCGAGCTCAATGTTTGATTACATTGAGCTTTTTTTTAGGTTGATTTACCTAAAATATTCACGTATACTAATACTATGACAGTTGCATACACTCACATCGAAGACTATTTAGAACTACTAGGCGGCCTCACTCCAGGCACATTGGTAATTACTAATCCTATGAATGGTCCGCTTATTAGTTTGGCACGATACGATGTTACGATTGTACAAAGTATGAGCTCACATACCTATTGGGGTGGTGCACTGACTGACAAGCAAGCAGATCTTGCTGTGCGATTAGTGCTTAAATATCGTAAACAATTTGCTCGTCTGAGTATCGATGTCACACCAGCAAAAACACCACAGTTTCGTAAACCGGTGAGAATTGTCAATAGGTCAAAACAAATTTGGTTAGATGATGAACGCATCGGTGTGCGCTTTCCTTATGACCTTCCAATGATTAAAGCCATACAAGAAGAACGCAATATAAGTCAAGGTAGTATGAAGTATAACCAAGAAGAAAAGGTTTGGTACTTGGCTATTACTGAGGCTAATGTAAACTGGGCAGTGACCTGGGGTGAAATAAATAATTTTGAAATTGACCCACTAGTACAAAACTTGTTTAATTTAATTATGGAGTGTGAAGCAACATCATACGAAATTAAACTAGTGCAGACTGCTACCGGATATTCTATTACCAATGCCGCTGATAGTTTAATCGAATATATCAATACTGAGTTAGGTGGATTTGGTCCGGACAATGGGATAGCGTTAATTGATAATTCTGGTGTGTTAGGATATACCTATGACGATATGTTAACTCGTCCTGCACTGTTAGATATATTTGGCAGTAAACGTGATATACATTTACCAATGACCGAAGATGCCTTGGCATTCCTATTCTCATACGCAGAGTTAACCAATCGTTATCCTGTATGCATTTATGATCCAACAATGTCATCGGCACATATAGACTTGAGTAGATTTGCACAAGATGAAATTGTACGTTTTGACCTTCGTGGTAAAACAAAGACTTGCGATTACAATATAGATTGTGTTAAAGTAGTATATGCACACAAGATACCAGCAACGTGGAACTATTCAATACCGTTGTTAGTATCCACAGTGGAAATGATGTATGGTGGCAAGCGTATGGAATGGATTAACCAAGCAGAAAAGATAGCCTACTGCACCAATACCAAATTGAGAGAAACTGATTAATGGCAACCTGTAAAATTATAATTAAAGATGAAGTGAACTGTAAGTTAGAAGGGCTTGAACTTACTGAGCGCAAGTATCTAGCCAACAAGTTTAAGTTTGAAATCCCAGGCGCACGTTACCTACCAAGTGTACGTCTTGGCCGCTGGGATGGCAAAGTGGCTTACTTCCAATTGGGCGGCAGTACTTACACTAACCTACTTGCTGAGATGTTGCCCTACATTGACGAACGTGGCTATAATATTGAGTTAGAAGACCTACGTGAATATCGTACACAGTTTGATTTTACACAGGTAACAGAACAGACATTTGCACATAAAGTGTGGCCTAAAAAACATCCTATTGAAGGACAGCCGGTTGTACTACGAGACTATCAAATTGAAATTATTAATAAGTTCTTAAGTAATCCACAGTGCCTACAGGAAATTGCCACAGGTGCAGGCAAGACTCTAATCACTGCGGCATTGAGTTATAGTTGCGAACCATATGGTCGCACTGTGGTAATCGTACCCAACAAATCACTTGTTACACAAACAGAAGCAGATTACATTAACTTAGGCTTGGACGTTGGTGTTTACTTTGGTGATCGTAAAGAGTTTGGGCATACTCATACTATTTGTACTTGGCAAAGTCTAAACATACTGCTTAAAAATACCAAAGCACATGAAGCAGACATTACCATAATGGAATTTTTGGAAGGTGTCGTATGTGTTATGGTTGATGAAGTACACATGGCCAAGGCAGATGCACTTAAAACTCTGCTTACTAGTGTAATGGCACATATTCCTATTAGGTGGGGATTAACCGGCACAATACCTAAAGAAATGTACGAGTTTATGGCTCTAAAGTGTTCGTTGGGTGAGGTATTAGGCAGATTAAGCGCCAGTGAATTACAAGACCAGGGTGTACTTGCTAACTGTCACGTGAACGTTGTACAGCTAATAGACCATGCGGAATATAAAGATTATCAAAGCGAGTTAAAATATCTATTAGAGACTGACGCACGTATTGATTACATAAGTAAAATGATAGAGCGTATACGAACGACTGGTAATACACTTGTATTAGTTGATCGTATTGCTCCAGGCAAAGCATTAGTTGACCTAGTCAAAGATGCTGTGTTTGTATCGGGAGGAACAAAAGCAAATGATAGAAAAGACAGTTATGATGAGTTTGCAACCAGTGATAACTTTGTTGCTGTTGCTACCTATGGTGTTGCTGCTGTTGGCATCAATATTCCTCGTGTTTTTAACCTTGTGCTTATTGAGCCTGGTAAATCTTTTGTCAGGGTCATCCAGAGTATCGGGCGTGGCATTCGCAAAGCGGAAGACAAAGACTTTGTTCAAATCTGGGACATAACATCAACTTGTAAGTTTGCCAAACGACATCTTACAGTTAGAAAGAAATTCTACACTGAAGCAAACTATCCTTATGCAGTGGAGAAAACAGAATGGAAATAGCTAATTTAACTTTACCCAAGTTGCCGGCACATTTAATATCAAAACTTAGACTATTCGCTAATACGCTTACACATAATGATGAAGAACGTGTCAGGCTGAACAAGTTTTACAATGGTTCGGTTAATACTGCTAATCATAGTTTTGTACCAGTGCATGAATTGAATACCGAAATTAATAAAATTTATTCAAAATATTTCAATGATACATTTGATACATATATTGGAGTATTATGTAACGTTGATAATACTCCAGCAAGCATGCCGGCGCACTATGATTACTATAGACATATAGCAATTAATTATTATATTGATTTAGGTGGCGACAGTGTACGTACTTGCTTTTATGATAAATCCAGAGAGATGGACATGGAAGATTCTAAATTTTTTACATATGATGAAATCAATTTACAAAAATCGTATCACTTACAATTAAATAATTGGTATAGTTATAGTGTTCAACAATGTCATTCTGTAGAGAATATCGAAACAACTCGAATAATTTTAATATTAGTATTAAAATCTAATCCAACTATGCAAGAATTTGTTCAACAACATAAAACATTAATTAGTAATACTGAAGTAAAATGTCTATAGTAACACTATCTCTACCGGCGTTGCCACAGACAACAATTAACAAAATTGCTGTTATAGCAGATTCGATGGCACGAGACAACGAGCCTAGATATTGGTTAAATAATTACCATTCAACTAACAGTGTTAATCAACAGTTCTCTGTGGCATCTGATCTAACCGCAGAAATAAATGAAATTTATGCAGAATATTTTAATCAATCCGTTACTCCAATGATTGGTGTAATGCGTAATGTAACTGACCAACCTGCATGCTTGCCACCACACTGTGACAGAGCAAGATATATTGCAATCAATTATTATATTGACCTAGGCGGTAACAATGTTCAGACATGTTTTTATGATTACTATAGAACGTCGGATGATTTAACTGAATCTAAAAATATAATACCAAGTGAGTTAACCCTGAGTGAGTCTGCACAGTTTAATAAAAATACATGGTATAGTTATAGTGTTCAACAATGTCATTCAGTTGAGAACATACTAACTACAAGAACTTTTTTGGGATTGGTATTAGAAAACAATTTAACCTTTACTCAATTCTGTCAAGAATACAAAGATCTAATAGAACAAATTAACATAAAGGAATACTAAAATTTATATCTTAACCTTAGAAAATCAAGCATACGAAATGAACGAAATACCTGATGAAGTTGAGGATTTGCGTTTTGCTATCTTAGATAACAGTGACCCAAAGAATCCAGATTACTTCTTTATTCCGTTAATCTTCTTAGAGTCATTTAACAGTCCAGCGTTAGTATTAAACATCGGTGGTAATCTAGTTAAGATGCCTGTGGATTGGCAGGTACTTATTGGCGAACCTGACATTGGTGACTTAGAAGTAATACCACTTACATCAATCAATGACCGTGGCTTTAGTGTATTTGCATTTAATCCATTAAGTAGTTTCAAACCAGAGTTCTTTAACATTGAGATTGTAGACATTTACCAAGATGTTAAATGGTATTTCCCTAAATTAAAACCTGGACAGATGTTAGCAGTACCGATTGAATCAGGCGACTCACCTTTGTGCGCATACTTTGTCAAAGACATTAGTCGTCAGAGTGAAATTGTAGACTACAGTAAGATATGGTAATTAAACTTAATCCTAGTGTGATCACAGACGACATGATGTACGAAGGTGTAGTAGCATTAGATGATACTGAACTTATAGATTCGATGGCTCAGATACGAGAAGATAAATTATGGGGTGAGATTCGTCGAGCGGCTAAAACAAATAAGTCTTTACAAACCGCACTGGATCATGCTATAATGATATATAAGTTATCAAAGGAATATAAAGATGGCATATAATCCAGCCCAATTTAAAGCAAAGAAAAAACGTGCAGTGGATCCAAATGCACCACCGCGTCCTAACCTGCTGTCGCATGACAAGGTTATCAGAGAACAAAAAGATGTTATTATGGAGTTGCAACTACAACTACGTAGACAATCTGAGGAATTGGAAAGTCTTAAGAACAAATATAATAACATGCAACAAAGCATAACTGGAATTCTTAGCTATTTACGCAAGGGTAAATGATGAGCAGTAGTTTACAAATCAACGATGAGATGGCAGCATATGATCGCAAAGATCGTGCTTACTATGATAACTTTACAGAAGAGGATCGTAAGAAGTTCAGCACCTATCTAATGCTACGCTATGGTGCTAGTGTTACTGGGTCAAGTGACCTACAGGCATATTATCTATTGGCAGTAAATGAGCGTGTAAACAAAAACTTCTTTGACCTAAACAAACACACTAAGTTACAATGGCTATGTTGTACAACTGTAAGTCCGGGCATGGGCAGACAAAGTCATTATTGGCAGGGCACTAAGAAGAAAGAAGGCAACAGCAAAGCATCAAAATTTCTTGCTAAACTATATCCTAACCTACGTGAAGATGAAATTGATGTGCTGGTGGCAATTAACGATACTAAAAGTCTTAAACTATTAGGACAACAGCTAGGCATGGATGATAAGACCATTAAGAAAGAGTTGGAATGATTGATGAAATAGTATCAGCTTGGAACGAAGGTAAAACTGACATAGAAGCCGCACCAACATATACCTGTAAATATTGTTCAAAGGAATTTCGTAAGGAAAGTACTTTGGCCGCGCATCTGTGTGAGCCTAAACGTCGTTGGCAACAGGAAAAGGAAGTAGGTGTACAGTTTGGTCTACAAGCATACCTACGCTTCTTTGAACTAACACAAGGGTCGGCTAAACTAAAGAGCTATGCTGACTTTGTTTCGAGTCCATACTACACAGCGTTTGTTAAATTTGGTCGTCATATTATTGGTATACGTGCTGTGAATCCACGTGCATTTATTGAATATGTAATTAAACAAAACAAAAAGATTGACCATTGGACACATGAGGTTGTATACTTAGAATACCTGCATCAGTATATGCGTAAAGAAGCAGTACAAGATGCACTTGAGCGAGCCTTAACGGAGATGCAGAATTATGTGGACGAAAATACAGCATTATTTCCCAACGGGTTTAAGGACTATTTTAGACGGGCTAATGCGAATCGTGTATGCCATCACATTGCCAATGGCCGTATTAGTCCTTGGATTGTGTTTAACTGCGATTCGGGTATTGCTTTCTTGGATACCTTGGGTGAGGAGCAAGTTACTCAAATAATTAGTATGATTGACCCAGAGTATTGGCAACGTAAGTTTAAAGATTACCTAGCCGATACTGAATGGACTAGACAAATATTAACAGCCGCTGGACTATAATGACCGATATAACAAAATTAACCTCCGAAGTAATTAACATGCGAACTGACGTACTTTATCTAGTTCGCCTAGTAGAAAAATTAGAAGTTAAGATTAATAAACTTGAACAGACTGTGGCTAATCCACCAATGGATCCGTTTAAGGGAAAGATTATTGAAAAACTATGAAATTTAAAAGTGACATCGACATAGACTTTGCTGACAGAGATGAAGTAATTCGTTTACTTGATGTCACACCTGCTAGTATATTACGTGATGGTAAATTAGTCCGTCATAACACAGGTGTGTATGCCACTGATGTTCCTATAGATCCGTTTACT